AATATCAGATGATCTTTGTGGGGTAACGACTATGCATCCACCGTGCCAACATTGCGGAACGTACCACGACACGACTACATGCTGGCGCATAAAGGCAGTCGAATACTATGAAAACGGGGCAATAAAGCGCGTCGAATATCATGAGATAGGAATTAGCGATGCCAAAACCACACAGCGGCGAGAGCCAATCCCATTGGATGGGAAGATGTGTTCCTGAAGTGCTCGATGACGGCACGGCTCAGGATCAGGATCAGGCTGTTGCTATCTGTTTGAATATGTGGCGAAGGCGAAGAAGGAAGGATGTGGAAGGCATGGAAAACAGGGCCTACTCACTTCTGGATATCAGGGAATTTGACGAGGATAAGCGTGAGTTTGCCGGTGTGGCAACGACACCATCTCCAGATCGTCTCGGCGACATCGTTGAGCCGATGGGCGTCAAGTTTCGCAATCCACTTCCGTTGTTGCTGTTCCATCAGCACGACAAGCCCGTGGGCCATGTTCATCTTGGCCAGCCAACAGAGAGAGGCGTCACCTTCAGGGCCTCGATCCCCAAGATCAAGGATGCCGGTATCCTACGTGATCGCGTCGAGGAAGCATGGCAGTCGGTTAAGGCTGGCATCGTGAAGGGCGTCTCGATCGGCTTCAAAGCTATCGAAAAAGCCTTCATGAAGGATGGAGGCATTAGATTTATTAAAACCGAAGTGCTGGAACTCAGCCTCGTTTCAGTACCGGCTAATTCCGAGGCTACAATTCAGACAATTAGATCATTGGATCAGGCCGCGTCAGGCCGCAACAAGACTGCCCCCGGCGTTTCGGGAAAGACTGAGACAAAAGGAACTAGCAAGATGAAATCGATCTCTGAGCAAATTTCTGCATTGGAAGCCAGTCGGGCGGCGAAGTCTGCCCGGATGGAAGACATCATGCAGAAGGCGATTGAGGAGGATCGTTCCCCCGACGATGCCGAGAAAGAGGAATTTGACGATCTCGAAATCGAGGTAAAGGAAATCGATTCAAGTCTCCGTCGCCTCAATACCATCGAGAAGATGCGCCAGCAGTCGGCCAAGCCGGTCGATGAAAGCGGCAAGGGCAATGACGGCGGCAGGCCGTACTACGGTCAGACCCGCACGAAAGACGTGGATCTGCCTCCGGGCATCCGCTTCGCTCGCGTCATGAAGGTCAAGGCCCTGGCCTATCTGTCGCATCAGGATCCTGTCCGTATTGCTGAGAAGCTTTACGGCAGCGATCGTCAGGTGGTCGAAACAATCAAGGCTGACGTGGTTGGTGCCGTTACTGACGGCCCTACCTGGGCTGGCCCGCTGATCCAGACTGACGGTCCCTTTGCGGACTTCGCAGAATGGCTCAGGCCCCAGACAATTCTGGGGAAATTTGGCAGCGGTGGCGTCCCGGCTCTACGCAGGGTGCCGTTCCGTGTCGGTTTGGTCGGTCAGACTTCAGGTGGATCGGGTTACTGGGTTGGTGAGAGCCAGCCTAAGCCGCTGACCAAGTTCGACTTCAGCCGCACGACCATGACGCCGTTGAAGGTGGCGAACATCACTGTCCTGTCAGAGGAAGTGATCCGTGACTCCAGCCCATCGGCTGAGACGATCGTTCGCGACCAATTGGCAATGGCGTTGCAGGAGCGGTTGGATTCGGATTTCATCGATCCGGCACAGACTGCCGTGGCTGGTATTGCCCCGGCGTCGATCACCAATGGCATCACCCCCATTCCTTCCAGTGGCCAGCAGATCGCGGCCATCCGTGAGGATATCAGGGCGTTGATTGCCGCTTTTGTTACCGCCAACAATCCTCCAACCAACGGCGTGTTCATCATGTCGGCGATTCATGCGCTGTCATTGAGCATCTTGCAGAATCCGTTGGGAGCGTTGGAATTTCCGACTGTCGGAATCAACGGCGGAACTTTGTTTGGTATGCCGGTCATCACCTCGCAGCACGTGCCGGAAGTTACGGCAGGCGGCTATGTGGTGCTGGTCAATGCATCCGACATCTATTTCGCCGACGAAGGCGGGATCCGTGTCGATGTCAGCCGTGAAGCGTCTCTGCAAATGGATGATGCCCCAACCAACACCCCAAATGCGTTGGGCGCTTCCCCGCAGACGATCACCGAAACCTCGATGGTCAGCCTGTGGCAGACCAACAATGTCGGTTTCCGTGCCGAGCGGACTGTCAACTGGATGCGCCGCCGCGACAGCGGCGTTGCCGTGCTGAGCGCCGTCAACTGGAATGAGGGCGGTTCTCCGTAGTCGCATTGAACTGAGGCAGGCGGATCGTCTCCGCCTGCCTTTTTCTTATTTTCGGGGAGAGGAAGTCTATGATGATTGTTATGAAAGCGCCGCCGCATCGCCGTGGCGGCAAACGCATTCTCAATGTTACGCCTGAGCAGGCGCGAATATTGGAAGCTGTAGGTTGGACGCGGGAATCAAGCGTACAGACGATATCACCAGATACTTTCCAGAATGAGCAGGATTTCTTTCGTAGTGAAGGCCGAGCTAAGCGCAAATACACACGCAGAACACCAAAGAGTAAAGATCGCCATTATAAGCGCCGCGATATGCAGGCGGAGGATGATGAATGACCATTCTTGATTCTCAGGGCTTGCCGATGGTGCTGGAAGAAAAAGTCAGCTATGGCACGCCTGAGAGCGCGGCGGGAGGCTGGTATCCGATTGTAAGGGAGCCATTCGGCGGGGCATGGCAGCGCAATATCTGGGAAGACAGAACATCTGTACTGTCCTATCACGCCGTCTATGCCTGCATGACCCTGATTGCTGGCGACATATCCAAGCTTGGCGTGAATCTGATACGCAGGGTCGGCAATGTAAATGAGCCGATCGATCATCCAAATTATTCAGGCGTCATCAGCAAGCCAAACCATTATCAAACCAGAAATCAATTCTGGGAGAATTGGATCCTGTCCAAGCTTATCAGCGGCAATACATTTGCCCTGAAGCGGCGCAATCTGCGTGGATTCGTATCAGCGCTCTACATTCTCGATCCGTGGCGGGTGAGGCCCCTGGTATCCGATCAAGGTGACGTGTTTTACGAGATCTGGGATGACAGGCTGAATAACGTAAACAATACGCGCATCACGGTTCCTGATAGAGAAATCATCCATGACAGGATGAATTGCATCTTTCATCCTCTGTGTGGCGTGTCGCCAATCTTTGCCAATGCATTGCCTGCCCTTCAGGGCATCAGAACATTGGAAAACTCAAAGCAGTTCTTTGAAAACCATTCCAATCCTGGCGGCATCCTTACCGCGCCAGGAAAGATCAGTCGCGACACGGTTGAGCATCTAAAATCTCAGTGGGACAGCAACTATACCGGCCTCAATCAGGGCAAGGTGGCAATCCTGGGCGATGGCCTGAAGTTTGAGCGGATGGCCATCACTGCCGTCGATGCCCAGTTGATCGAGCAGTTGAAATGGTCGGCTGAGATTGTCTGTTCGACCTATCATGTGCCGCCATACATGATCGGTGTGGGTAATGCGCCGTCTTATGGCAGCAATGTCCAGGCTCTTAATCAGCAATATTATTCGCAGGCGCTACAAGTTCTGATCGAGGCAGCAGAAATTTGTATGAATGAAGGGTTGTCTCTGCCGCCAGATCTTGGAACGCAGTTCGATATTGATGCCCTTCTTCGCATGGATACCGCCACGAAGATGTCAACCGTGAAGGATGGCATCTCTGCTGGCGTGCTGGCACCAAATGAGGCCCGCGCTCAGTTCGATCTCAAGCCAGTGAAGGGCGGCGATACGCCCTATCTCCAACAGCAAAATTTCTCTCTAGCGGCATTGGACGAGCGCGACAAAAACATGCCGCCGCCCACTACTCCCGGTACGGAGCCAAACAATGACGACAACAGTAACAAAGCAGCGGAACTCTCAACGCTCCAAAAGCGCATCCGAAATGGAGTTAAAGGATTCCATGCTCGACTTGTTGCCTGAAGCGATCGGCAACATCATCGCCGCAGAGATGGCGGAGCTTAAGAAGAGCCTGGAGGCAGAGAACCGCGCCAATAGAGCAGAGAGCGAGAGAGAGCTTCTAAACATCAAGGGCGAGACTCAGATCCAGACTCTAGTGAATGAGCAGGATCGCAAGCAGATCATCGAATTAAGAACAAAACTTACGGACGAGATCGATGATTTGCCTAATAGTATGCACTTGCGCTCGTTGCTTGATGAAATGGTTGCGGCCCATATCCAGAAATGTCTTCCGAAGTTTCAAATCAACAGGGCCGGAATCCTGGTAACGACGCATGGCGATGAATTAGGGGTAGTCGTTGGCGAGCGTGGTCCGCAGGGCGAGCGCGGAGCGCAGGGCGAGCCTGGATTGATTGGTCCGCAGGGAATTGAAGGCAAGCAGGGTCCAGCGGGCGAGGATGGGAAGGATGGCGAAAAAGGAGAAAAAGGCGATAAGGGTGAAAAAGGTGATCCGGGGCCAAAAGGCGAGCAAGGAGATCCAGGAGCGCAGGGTGAGCGCGGGGAAACCGGTCCAATCGGCCCTGAAGGCGCAGAAGGGCCTATGGGCGAGCGTGGCATCCAGGGTGAGATCGGCCCTATTGGGCCACAAGGGGCGCAGGGGCCGATAGGGGAAGCGGGTCCAAGAGGCGAAATCGGTCCACAAGGCGAGCGTGGCCTTACAGGGGAGGCTGGCCAGCCTGAGGAAGCCGGTTCCATGGGTGATACAGGCCTTCAAGGCGAACGCGGCCTGGAAGGGCCTCCAGGGCCTCCAGGACCGATCGGGCCTGAGGGCCCCATGGGCGAGCGCGGTTTACAGGGCGATGCTGGGCCGCAGGGGCCACAGGGCGAACGTGGCGAGATGGGGCCGCGCGGAGAGCCTGGGCCTATGGGGCTGAAGGGTTTTGATGGGCGTGATGGGCGTGATGGCGCTCCTGGCGGACCCCCTGGGCCTCCTGGCCCCATGGGGCCTCCCGGCAAGGACGGCATCAGCATGTTGCATCAGGGCATCTATACCCAGAGCAGGACTTACGACGTCAACGATTGCGTGACGTATGCCG